CACATTAAGGAGGTTGGCATATGGCCACCATGGATATCTTTGAAGGCGATGCCTTCTCCGTCATTGAGCTCACACGTGCCTTGGAGAATATTCCCTTCAAGCCTGCGACCTTGTCCGGCTCGGGTCTCTTCGGTGAGCGCGGGGTGCGCACGCGCACTGTTGTTATCGAAAGCCGGGATGGGACCTTGTCACTGATCCCGTTCTCTGAGCGCGGATCATCCTATGACCAGCAATCCCCAGAAAGCCGTCAGGTCCGTGCCTTTGTGTGCCGGCAGTTCAAAAAGCAGGATGTGCTGTGGGCCTCAGAAATCCAGGGCATTCGTGAGTTCGGCTCAGAAAGCGTCACGCAGCAGGCGCAGGCCGAAGTTGCGCGCCGGATGCGGCGCCTGAGAGCGGATGCCGAAGCGACTTTTGAGTATCATTTGCTGAATGGGCTTCAGGGTTTGGTGAAGGATCCTCGTGATGGCTCAGTGGTGATCAACTTCGCTACGGAGTTTGGCATCACGCCGGCTGCAGAGATCGATTTTGATCTTGATAACCAGTCGCCGGCATCTGGGGCGCTCAGGAAGCGCTGCCAGGCTTTGATCGAAAGCGTTGAGGAGAGCCTCGGCGGGCTTGCGGTGGGGCCTGTGCAGTTGCGCGCGGAATGTGGTTCGGCCTTCTTTGCCGATCTGGTCGCGCATAAGGAGATCCGGGAGACCTATCTCAACACGGCAGCCGCCAATGAGTTGCGGGGCAGGGCGGTGGATGAGTTCACCTTTGGTGGCATCACCTTCCGCCGGTATGGAGGCAGTGCCACGATCGGTGTGCCAACGGACAAGGCCTACTTTTATCCGCAGGGCATTGAGGGGCTTTTTGAGATCTACTTTGCCCCGGCGGATACATTCGAGACGGTCAATACGATTGGGTTGCCGCTTTATGCGCGCATGATCCCCGATCGCGACCGCGATGAATGGGTGCGCCTTGAGATCGAGAGCAACCCCCTGCCGATCTGTACGCGCCCGCAGGTCCTGCGCGCGGGCCGGCGGACCTGATGACGGCCTTCGCAGACGCGCTGGAGGTGCTTTTTGCGGATAAGAACATCGCCGTCGAGATTTGGTATCGTGACGGGGCAGGGGCCTTCACACGGGCGCGGGGCATCCTGCGTCGCCCTGACGAAATCACAGAGTTTGGCGCGGCGCGGCTTCTCTCAGACACCACCCGGATCGACGTCCGGGTGGCAGACATCCCCAATCCCCGACCGCAGGAGCAGATCCTGATAGGAGATGAGACATTTTTGATTGAGGGTGAGCCGCGCCGAGATCGGGAGCGGCTCATCTGGACAATGACCCTCTGCCCCGCGTGAGTTGCGATGCATCTGAGCCTCAACATTGATCCTGACATTGTGGCGCTCATGCGGGAAGAGATTGCCGCCGGCGAGCGTGCGGTGTCGACGGCGATCCGCGAAGCCGGTACGCGCCTGAAGTCAGCTTGGCGCGGCCAGATTACGGGCGCGGGGCTTGGCACCAGATTGGCGCGCAGCGTTCGGTTTGAGCAATATCCAAAGGGCAAACCCAGTCTGAACGCGGCGGCTCTGGTTTGGTCGAAGGCCCCGGTCATTCTTGGGGCGCACAATACAGGGCCATTGATCCGCTCGGAGAACGGCTTTTGGCTCGCGATTCCCACGCCTGCGGCTGGTAAATCCGCCCGCAGCGGCCGGATCAGCCCCGGTGAATGGGAGCGCCGTACCGGCTTGAGGTTGCGGTTTATCTATCGACGCCAGGGGCCGAGCCTCTTGGTGGCTGAGGGGCGGCTCAACACCAAAGGCCGGGCTGTGGCGTCGCGCTCCAAGACCGGTCGGGGCCTCCTGACCGCACCAATCTTTTTGCTGGTGCCGCAAGTAAAGCTGGCCAAGCGGTTGGATTTGGCGAGGGCCGCGGAGACGGCAGTGGGGCGGATTCCGGGCTCAATTGTGGCGAATTGGGTGAAGGGGCGTGCGTGATGATTAGGCGCGCGCCTCTGTCAGGCGAACACCGCTTGCGGCCTGCCGTCGACGACGCGGTTCTTCGGTATCGCCAAGCCCCTCAAGAGCCACAGGTGCCTTACCGGGAAACTCGACCACCAATTTGAGATTGCCACCCATGGCACGTACATAGCTTGATAGCGTCGAGAGCAGCAAATCGCTCTGGCGCTCATACTTGGCAACGGTCGCCTGCTGAATGTGAAGCGTTTCTGCCAGTTGCACTTGCGTCAGATCTTTGGCTTTCCGCAACTCACGCAACGTCAGATATTCGGTCTGAAGCCGGTCTGCTTCTGCCTCGATGCCTGCGCGACGGGCTGGATCGAGCGCGGCCAACTTGTCCTTCAGGGTTCGTGCCATAGTCTTTATCCTTTCCGTTGTGTGAGATGACGGTCAAACCGCTCATCCGCCCGGGCGATCAGTTGTTTGTAAAAGCGCTTCTCACTGCCACCCGACTTATCGCCGCCGACGAGCAGGATCGCCTGCCTTTCGGGATCGAAGGCAAAGGCGATGCGCCATACGCCGTCAGCGGCATTGCATCGCAACTCCTTCATGTTTGCATGCTTAGACCCGGTCAGGGTATCGGCATGCGGTCGGCCCAGCGATGGCCCCTCGCGTTCCAAGAGCAGTGCGCGTGCGAGGATTGCGTCCTGCACGTCTTGCAGGAGTTCATCAAATTCCAGCTCGAACTCCTCTGAAAACGCAACGGTCCACGGCATGATGCCTCCATGTCTTGGAGGCTATATAGCCTTAAAGCACTATCTTTGCAAGAACGGCCGATCAGAACCATGCCGACGCCTCGCGAAATCATCTTAACCACCTTGGCAGATGCCTTTCGCACGATCCCGCATGTGCCGGTTCTGCGCGGCGAGGTCCTGCCTGAGCGCGTGCCCACGGCTGGTCTGCTGATCCTACGCGACGGCAACCCGGGCGATCCGGAGGTTACACTGTCCCCGCTGCGCTATCACTACCAGCACCGGGCTGAACTTGAGGTCATCGTGCAGGCAAGCGGTGATCGTGATACAAGGTTTGACCAACTCATCGCCCGGATTGGTGCAGCCATCGCTGTTGAGCGTACATTGGGTGGGCTCTGCGACTGGATCGAGGCGGCAGCACCTGAGCCTGTCGATCTCGCTGTTGACGGCGCAGCCAGCCTAAAGGCGGCCGTCGTTCCCGTCATACTACACTACTCGCTGGCCGATCCACTTGGCTGAGCGGGTTCCGGGGGCGGGGTTATCATTCTCAGATGGCCCTCGATCATCGCGCCAGCTTCTACGGCCAGTTTGGTGTAATGAACTGAGCCGTTGATTTGGCCGGAATGGGTCACCCGTACATCGTTCGCGATCACAGCGCCAACGACAACGCCTTCAATCGTTGCCTGCTTGGCCTCGATGTCGCCCTTGACATTGGCCCAGTGCTCAATCGTCACGATCTCGCCGGTAATGTTGCCGACAATACGCGCTTGAATCACCAAGGGGCCTTTGGTGGTGATATCGCCCGTTACTTCGAGATCCGGTGCGAGAACGGACGGTGGTACCAATTTGCCGGTTGAGGTGGTCATTCGATGTCTGCCTTCGGGTCGTGCATGAATTTAAGGGTGCGTTAGCTGGACGTATCTCACAGCATGAATTGACTTTGCACCATATGCAACTGGTGCGCCGTTAACCAAAAACCCCTGAAAAGGATATCAAAATGGCACGAGCCCATGGGGCGCGGGCGCAGATGGCGCTGGCGTTCGAGACTGCTTATGGCACTGCGCCCACCACGGGGTTCCGCACAGTGCCCTTTGCCAGTACCACGCTCGGCTCCGAGCAACCCTTGATTGCCTCGGAGCTCTTGGGCCAAGGGCGTGATCCGCTGGCTCCAATCAAGGACGCGGTTACGGCAGATGGCGATGTTGTGGTGCCGATCGACGTTGAGAACTTTGGCCTCTGGCTAAAGGCTGCCTTCGGAGGCCCCACGACCACTGGCACGACGCCGAAGACCCACACCTTCCAATCAGGGAACTGGTCGCTGCCAAGCATGTCCATCGAGACGGGTATGCCCGAAGTGCCGCGCTATGCGATGTACACGGGCTGCGTTTGCGATCAACTGAGCTGGCAGATGTCACGCTCAGGTCTTCTGACCGCAACTGCTCGGCTCGTGGCTCAAGGGGAGAGCGTCGCCGCTGCAACGGCGGTAGGCACGACCACGGCCCTGTCGCAGCAGCGCTTCGGCCACTTTAGTGGATCCATTACCCGCAATGGGACGCCGCTCGGCAATGTCATCTCAGCGGAGGTCACCTATTCCAATGGTCTTGACCGGATCGAGACAATTCGCGCGGACGGCAAGATCGAGGGTGCC